GTTGATCTTGCTGCTAGTTCTATAACAGGAACACTTGCGATTAGCGATGGTGGAACGGGTGCTACAAGTGCAAGTGCAGCTAGAACTGCTTTAGGTGTTGCGATTGGGTCAGATGTCCAAGCTTTCGATGCACAGCTTAGTGATATAGCTGGATTAACTCCTACAGATAGCAACTTTATTGTTGGTAACGGATCTAATTTTGTTCTTGAATCTGGTGCAACTGCTAGAGCAAGTCTTGGAGTAGCTATTGGAAGTCAGGTACAGGCTTATGATGCTGATTTAGACAATTTATCTGGTTGTCAATCAGGTGGATCTGCTGCTTTAGCTGCTCTAACTGAAGCTGAAATACAAATACTTGATGGAGCTACTGTTACAACTGCTGAATTAAATATTTTAGATGGAGTAACATCTACTGCTTCTGAACTAAATATTCTTGATGGAGTTACAGCTACAACTGCGGAACTTAATCTGTTAGATGGAGCAACATCTGCCACTTCGACAACTTTAGCAGCAGCAGATAGAGTAGTTTTAAATGATAATGGAACGATGAAACAGGTTGCATTATCTGATGTGGTTACATTTTTAGAAGATGAAAGTGCCTCTAGCTTCAATATAGATGGCGGTAGCTATTAAATCTTAGGAGGCAAGGCCAATGGCTAACACAATAAGACTTAAAAGAGCAAGCGGTAGCGATCCAGGTGCTAGTGATCTTGTTACAGGTGAGTTAGCAGTAAGAACAGATACAGCTAAATTATTTACAAAAAAAGATGATAATTCAGTAGTTGAAATTGGAGCAACTGTAAGCAGTGATGCGGTAGATACTGCTGCTATCCAAGATGATGCAGTTACTTTTGCAAAAATACAAAATATTTCTCAAAACAAATTTGCTGGAAGAATATCAAGTGGTACTGGCAATTTAGAACAATTAACTGCTGCAAATGTTAGGTCAATAATAAACGTAGAGGATGGAGCAACCGCAGATCAAAGCAACTCTGAAATTAAAACAGCTTATGAAGCTAACAGTAATACAAATGCCTTTACTGATGCCTTGCTATCTAAGTTGAATGGAATTGCTGCTTCTGCTACTAATGTCACTAACAATAATCAGCTTACAAATGGTGCTGGTTATATTACTGCAACTCTTACTAACGAACAAGTCCAAGACATTGTTGGCGGTATGGTTTCTAGCAATACTGAATCTGGTATTACTGTCACATATCAAGATAGTGATGGTACGTTAGATTTTTCTGTTGCTTCTCAAACAGATAATAATTTTACAAACGCAGATCACAGCAAATTGGATGGAATTGAAGCTGGAGCTACTGCCGATCAGACAGCAAGTGAGATTCTTACATTAATTAAAACTGTAGATGGAGCAGGGTCTGGGCTAGACGCTGACACTTTAGATGGTATTAGTTCAGCTAGTTTTGTAAGATCAGACGCAAGCGATACCTTAACTGGTGGTACTTATACATTAAATAACTCAGAAGCAGAAAAAATAATATTACAAGGTGCATCAAATCCTTTTATAAGATTTCAAGAAGGCACAACAGATAAAGCTTATGTACAATGGCACTCTGATGGATATTTACAATTAGCTAATGCTGAAGATGGCTCTCGCATACGCATAAAAGATGACCTACGTTTTACAACAGATAATTTTAGTAGCACTAACTATAAAATATGGCACGCTGGTAATGACGGCTCTGGAAGTGGTTTAGATGCAGATACTTTAGATGGTATAGATTCTGGTAGTTTTTTAAGGTCTAATGCAGCAGATGTTATGTCTCAAAGCACACAAGGCACAGCTACTTTAGATGTTAGAAATACAGGTGGTGCTGGTTCTGGAACTGGTACAGGAGCACTTATTGCAAAATTTGTGGGTGATTCTGACGCTATAGAAATAAGGAATATAGCTGGTGGTGATTATGGTATTTATAACTCTCAACAAGATAATGGTTTTGAATTATATGACGGTACTGGTGGTGTCAGAATTTTATATAACGGAGCTATTAGCGTTGAATTTGATAGTGGTAATACTTATGGAGACTTTAAAGGAGTTCCAACGGTAAACGGTACAAGTCTTGTTAGAACATCTGACACTATTGCATCAGCTACAAATGCGGACACCGTTGACAGTTTACATGCTTCTAGTTTTCTACGGTCAGATACCACCGATACTGCCAGTAGTGTTCTTACTCTTACAAGTGGTTTATCTTTTGGTGCTGATGCTAAATGTGCTGCTGGTGTTTCTGCTTTATCTGATGGATCAACAATTACTGTTAACTTTACTTCTGGAATACATCACTCGGTAACACTTGGAGGTAATCGAACATTTGGTAATCCAAGTAATGACGCAAACGCTGTAGGTCAATCAGGTTCAATATTTATTACGCAAGATGGCACAGGTTCAAGAACAGCATCTTTTCATTCAGATTATAAATTTGCTGGGGGTACAGCACCTACCTTATCGACAGCAGCAAACGCAGTTGATAGACTAGATTATGTTATTAAGGCTAGTGGAGTAATCCATTGCGTTGTCACTTTAGATGTAAAATAAATGGCTTTATTTGACACAATTCGAGCAGGTGCAAGTGGAGCAGCAACTGATTATTTAATAGAAAGAAGTCTAAGATTTAATCAAGCTGATTCTGCACATCTTTCTAGAACACTTAGTAGTGAAGGTAATAAAAGATTATGGACTTGGAGTGGGTGGTTAAAAATGGGGAAAAAACCTTCGGGTCAAAGATTTATATTTTCTCAAAGAACATCATCAAGTAACCAGTGCAATATACAATATTCAACTGATGGAAAGTTTAGGTTTGAAAGTGGTGGTGGAAAAGGAAATGCTTTTACTACTGGTTTATTTCGTGATCCTCATGCTTGGTATCATCTTATAGTTACTTTAGACTCGGATAACAGTACGGCTGCTGACAGAATAATTATTTATGTAAATGGTGTTAGACAAGATTTAGATATTTCACCAACAATTTCAACAGGAGATCATGGAATTAATAATAATAATGAACAAGTTATTGGAAGAGAGGCTGATACAAACTCTTTAGAGTTTGACGGATATATGGCAGAAATTCATTTTATAGATGGTGCAAGAAAACAACCTTCTGATTTTGCAGAAACAGATTCGACAACAGGAGAATATAAACCCATAAAATATACAGGCACTTATGGATCTCAAGGTTGGTATTATAATTTTTCAGATAATTCAAACAATACCGCCTCTACTTTAGGCAAAGATTATTCTGGTAATGGCAACAATACAACACCAGGTAACATCTCTGTAAGTTCTGGTCATGGGAATGATTCTGTTGAAGATACTCCAACAAATAATTGGTGTACTTTAACACCACTTTTAGGCCGTACCAGAAGTGATTCTACTTTTACTGAGGGTAATTTAAAAGTACAGACAGGTTCGGGTGCTAATAATGTTGGAAGTTCTTTTGCTGTTGCATCTGGCAAATGGTACGCAGAGTTTAAATGCACAGCTAAAAGTTCAGTTCATTTTATGATTGGTGTTGCTTCAGTTTATGGTTTTGATGGGCAAAGGCAAACAAATGAATCTCAGTATGGCGGTTTTGGCTTGGGATATTTAGGTGGAGACAGTTCACCAGCAGGAAATAAAATGACTGACGGTGGAGGTAGTTCTTCATACGGTGCTTCTTACAATACTGGTGATATTATTGGTGTTAAATTAGATATGGATAATAATACAGTTGATTTTGCAAAAAATAATTCCTATCAAGGTTCATTAAGTATTAGTACAACCAAAGGTGATACACAAAATAACTTTTTTGTTTTTGCTATGGGTGGTGGACAAGGTGGAACTAACCAAACATTTGAAGCTAATTTCGGTCAAAGTGGTTTTACTTATACTCCTCCTACTGGTTTTTTAGCTTTAAATTCAAATAATCTAGCCAAATCTACAATTCAAAAAGGTAAAAAATATATGGAAACAAAAAATTATACAGGTAATGGTGGAACTTTAAGTGTTACTGGTCTTGATTTTTCACCTGATTGGGTTTGGTGTAAAAAAAGAAACGGAACTACAAATCATTTAGTTTTTGATATTGTAAGAGGCATAAACAGAAGTATGAACAGTAATGGAGCAGGTTCGGAAGATACTTCATCAACTAATAAATTAACAAGTTTTAATTCAGATGGCTTTACTATGGGTGGTAACAGTTCAATGAATCAAAGCGGAGGTAGCTATGTCTCTTGGAATTGGGATGCTGGAAGTTCAACAGTTACAAATAACAATGGAAGTATATCTTCTCAAGTTAGAGCATTGCCAGAGGCGGGTTTTTCAATAGTAACCTACTCAGGAAATGGTAGTGCAGGTGCTACTGTAGGTCATGGTTTAGGAGTTGCACCAGCCTCAATCATTATTAAATGCAGAAGTAATAATGACAACTGGATGGTTTATCATCAGCAGATGAATAATGGAAGTAGCCCTGAAGATTTTTATATGGAATTAAACGAAAGTGACGCAAAAAAAGATGATCCTAGAATGATGAATGATACAGCACCAACAAGCACAGTTTTTAGTTTAAAAAATGATGGCTCTACAAACTCAAGTGGTCGTACTTATGTTGCTTATTGTTTTGCTGAAATAGCTGGCTATAGCAAGTTTGGTATGTATAAAGGAACAGGTGGTAACGATGATAATGCTTGCGTCTTTTGTGGGTTTAGACCTCATTGGATATTGTTGAAAAAGACTACAGGTGGAGAAACCTGGTGTCTTATAGATACAGCTAGGGATGTAAATAATGTCGGGGGTGCAAAATTAGCACCTAATAATAGTAACTCTGAATCAACAGTTACAGGTGGAGACAGATGTGATATTTATTCAAGCGGATTTAAACCTAGAGATGGTGCTGGTCAATTTGGCGAAAATAATGCAGATTATGTATATTGGGCTTTTGCAGAAAACCCTTTCAAAATCGCTAGAGCAAGGTAGAATATTATTATGGCTTTTCAATTATCAGACGGAACAGGTATTCCTGTAGATGTTCCTTTTTCAATCGGCACAACAAACTATCCAGCAAATTGGTTAAGGCTTAGTACTGCTGAAGAAAAAACTGCTGCTGGAATAATAGAAGTAGCAGATCCAAAAGTATACAATAGCACTTTTTATTATACAGACGGAACAGAAAAAACTCTTGAAGATACTGATTCAAAAGATGATGACGGTAATCTTATTAAAAATGCAGATGGAACACAACATATTACTTATGGCTTAAAAACTAATTTTAAAAATATAGAAAAACAAAAAGCAGCAACATTATTATCTAAATATGATTGGTATATTACAAGAAAAGCAGAAAAAGGTACAGAAATACCAGCAGCTATCAGCACATACCGTGATGCGGTTAGAACTGCTTGTAATACAAGAGAGGCAGAAATTGATGCTTGCTCTGACATGACAGCACTAATTAATTTATATGGAAGCACAGAGCAAAGTGACGGCACGTTTAAACAAAATATGACTCAATATCCAGATGATCCAAATGAGCAAATTTTATGAAAAAAATAATTGAAAAACAACTAATTGAGTGGAGAGAAGAACTTGCTAAACAAAAACAAAAGCAAGCACAAGCAAGAAAAGTATTAGAGGAAGCAAATCAATCTATTTTGATGCTTGAGGGTGGTGTACAGGCGAAGGAGTTATTGTTGAGGAAGATCGTACAAGAATCCCAGCCAACAGGTACAGTGGAGCTAGGCCCAGAATCAGGAAAAGCACCATCAAAGAAATAGGTGCTAAAGCCTTTACTAACGCTTCTTTAATCATGTTTCAAAAAATTGCTAACGTCTTAAGTATTGTTTCTTTTCTTATGGTAGCTTCCATGAGTGCTGGAGCGTATCTTGGCTATAAATATGTAACATCTGAAAACTTTAAATCTCAAGTTATGAATGAAATTTTAGGAAATGTACAAGGTGCTATGCCTAAAGTTTTAGATAATGTAATACCAGAAGCAACAGGACCATCTATACCTTTTATTAAAAAATGATTTGTTATTGGTGTGATACAGAATTAATCTGGGGTGGAGATCACGATACTGAAGATAATACGGAATATTCAGTAATAACTAATTTAACTTGTCCTAAATGCAGTTCCTATGTAGAAATACATAAAAGAAGAGATGCCTATGACTGATATACCTCGTTTTAAAATAAACGAGATTCAAATACATGAAATACCAATATGGAAGTTTAATAATCCAATAGTAAATTACATAAATAAACCTGTTGTAGATATTCCAGGTTGTGTAAGAGTACATAGAAATAATCTAACTAGCCTTATTGATAATCCTAAAGATGAATATGGAACTTATACAGAATGTGGTAACTTCAGTATTCCTAGCTTTGAACCTTTGGAGTATAACCCCAACGAATTTAAATACACGAAAGCCGAAACCGCCAATCAGACAGAAGAGTTTGTACAGCCAACAGTAGAACCACCAAAATACGAACCAAAAAAGAAGGAAGATAAACCGCTTTTTGTACCCTGCCCTGGACCAAATGACCAAAGAGTAGGTCAATATGCTTCAGAGTTTAAATTAGAGCGTGTTATTGGGCACGAGAGAAGCGAAGATGGTAGTAAATGTATAACCTTGTATGAAAGTACTAAATTCATCGAGCAATACATACCGAATCCTCCACAGCTTGTTAGTA